GGCCAACAATCTCACCTCCGGGAACACGCGCTCCTGCGGGTGTCGTTGCCACGTTACCGAAACGCTGCGCGCCAATGCCACGCGCCACGGTATGCACGCCACACGACCGTACAAGCAATGGGACGGTATGGTGATGCGCTGCCACAACCCAAACTCCCCTCATTACAAGCATTATGGTGGGCGCGGCATCGCGGTGTGCGCGCGTTGGCGCACCTTTGAGAACTGGTATGCTGATGTGGGGGACAAGCCCCCCGGAATGTCGCTCGACCGCATCGACAACGACGGCCCCTACTCCCCGGAGAATTGCCGCTGGGCCTCCGCAGTTCAACAACGTGCCAATCGTCGGAGGTAATCGGTGATCTACAGGCCGCGCAAGCAGTTCCGGGCGTTTCACTCACGCCCGCAACGCTGGGCCGTGCTTGTATGTCACCGGCGATAGGTGCGGGCAAGACCGTATCCGCCATCAATGACCTCATCGGCAAGGCGCTGAACACCGCCAAGGCGGGGGCCATAGAGAACCCTCCGCAGTACGCCTACATCGCGCCGTTCTACTCCCAAGCAAAGCGGGTGGCATGGGACTACCTCATGCGCTACACCTCCCAGCCCGGTATGCGGGACTCCTACAACATCGCTGAACTTACGGTGACGTTGCATAACGGGGCCAAGATCATGCTGTTCGGGGCCGATAACCCGGACACCATTCGTGGCATCTACTTGGATGGCTGCGTCATAGACGAGCCTGCGGTGATGCGCCCGCGCGTGTTCACGGAAATCGTGCGTCCGCTCCTTGCGGACCGGCAGGGCTGGTGCGTTTTCATCGGCACCCCCAACGGCAAGAACGAGTTTTGGCGTATACGGCAGGAAGCGGCGTCCGACCCGGACAAGTGGTTCCTTATGACGCTCAAAGCGTCCACCTCCGGGCTGCTGCCGCAGGAGGAGTTGGACGATGCCGCGCGCATCATGTCGGAGGACGAGTACGCGCAGGAGTTCGAGTGCAGCTTCGACGCGGCGATACGAGGCTCCTACTACGGCAAGGTGCTGAACGCCGCAGAGGAGAGAATCACCGATGTTGCTTACGACCCGTCCCTGCCGGTCCATGTTTCCTTGGACTTGGGCTACACGGACTCCACGGCGGTATGGATGTGGCAGGCCCTCGGCGACGAGCTGCACTTCATCCGGGCCTTTCAACGCTCCGGGCTTGCTATTGCGGACTACGTTGACATCCTGAGCGAGTACCACTACACCTACGGGGACATCTGGCTCCCGCACGATGCCCGCGCCAAGTCGCTGCAAACCGGGCGGTCCTTAATCGAAATTCTGCGCCAGCAACACGGCATCAAGCCCAAGCTGGTCCCGCCCATGTCCGTGCAGCAAGGCATCCAAGCCGCGCGCTTCGTCATCACCTCCCCCGCCACCTTCTTCGATGCGTCCGGCTGCGGGGATGGCTTGGAAGCCCTGCGCCAGTACCAACGTGAGTTCGACGACCGCCGCCAAGCCTTCAAGGAAGCGCCCAAGCACGACCATACCTCCCACTTTGCGGATTCCTTCCGCTATGCGTCGCTGGTGGCGCACCGTGGGGCGCGGGAATTTATCAACCGCGTCACCCCAAGGGACGAAAAACGGCCCTATAATCCCTTGCTGCCCTATGGTGGCAACGTCAAATTGAACGACCTGTGGGAAACCGCGATTAGAGAGACTCGCGGCGATTATTAGGAGATTGCACCATGCCCAGCCCCAGCGCGGAACACGATCCATGGTCAATGTCCGGCGAAGCCGTCACCATGAAGGACTTTGGTGGTGGGCCGACCGGGTGGGTTACTTACTGGCTAAGCGAAATCAACGCCTTCGCCAAGGAGTCCGACAAATGGAGCCGCGCCACCACCCAAGTCGTTAAGCGTTACCGCGACGACCGGGACAATGCGTCCGGCCTCGTCCGTACCAATCGCCGCTACAACCTGCTATGGAGCAACGTGCAGACGATCCGTCCGGCGGTGTTCGGGCGGGCGCCGATGCCTGTGGTGCATCGTAGATACGACGACAAAGACCCCGTGGCACGGGTGGCGTCCTTGATTCTGGAACGGACGCTGACGTGCCAGATCAATACCTTCGACACCTTCACCTCCTCGCTGCGTAGTGCCTTGGAGGATCGGCTGCTAGGTGGCATGGGGACGGTATGGGTTCGCTACCAGAAGGCGCAGGAGTCGCCCACCGGCACGCTCGACCAAGACACCTACTCCATGCAGGCGGGGGAGCTTGCCACGGTGGACTATGTCTACTGGGCGGACTTCGGGTTCATCCCGGCACGGACATGGGAGGAGGTGCAGGCGGTATGGCGCACCGTCTACATGACAAGGGACAAGCTCATTGCCCGCTTCGGCAAGGAAATCGGCGAAGCGGTCCCGCTGGACTATGTCCCGGCCCGGCACGCCAAGTCCGGCGGCGAAACCACCGAGGAGCCGACGCACGTCGTGTTCCGCCAAGCCACGGTGTACGAAATCTGGGATAAGCAGCGCGGCGTCGTGACGTGGATCAGCAAGAGCCACCTCACCCCGCTCGACACCAAGAAAGACCCGGTCGGGTTTCCTGACTTCTATCCCTGCCCGAAACCGCTGTTCGCCACCCAGACCTCGGGCAACATCCTGCCGGTGTCGGACTATCACTTCTACCGCGACCAAGCACAGCAAGTCGATGAGCTTACGCAGCGTATCTCCATGCTCACCAAGGCGCTCAAGGTGGTGGGCGTATACGACGCGGAGAGCGCCGGGGTGCAGCGTATGCTCACCGAGGGCGTCGAGAATCAGCTCATCCCGGTGGACACTTGGGCGGCGTTCGCGGAGAAGGGCGGCATTAAGGGCGTGGTGGACTTCATGCCGGTGGAGCAAGTCGCCATCGTCCTCGCCAAGTGCGTGGAGATTCGCACCCAGCTCATTGAGGACGTGTACCAGATCACCGGCATATCCGACATCGTCCGTGGCTCCAGCAACCCGAACGAAACGCTAGGCGCGCAGCGCATCAAGTCGCAATTCGCGTCCGTGCGGCTGGAGGAGCGCAAAACGCAGATGTCGGAGTTCGCCACGTCCACGCTGCGGCTCATGGGTCACATTGCGGCCACGTTCTTCGACCCGCAGACCTTGGTTAAACAGTCCGCCATCGTGCAATCGCCGGACGGACAGGCGGCGCTCAAGGCGGCGCAGGAAGCGCAGAAGGCTAAGCAGCTCCAAGCCATGCAGGCCATGATGCAGCAGGCCCAGCAAGCCACGCCCCCGCAAGGTATGCCGCCGCCCGGCCCCGGCATGATGCCGCAGCCGCCGCAGGGCATGGCCCAGCCACACGTCGGCCCGGCCATGCCGCCCCCTCCCGCCATGCCACCGCCGGGACCGGACGCCGCCATGACGCCGGAAGAAACGACGAGCATCGTGGAGCAGGCCATCCAGCTCCTTAAATCGGGACGGATGTACGAGTTCCGGGTGGAGGTGTCCGCCGACAGCATGGTGGAAGCGGACCAGAGCGAAAAGCAGCAGCAAGTCACGGGCTTCCTCACCGCCATGACGCAGTATTTCCAAGGGATCTCCAAGCTGCCGCCGGAAACGCTGCCGCTGACCTCGGCGCTGATGATGTGGGCTGTCCGTTCCTTCCGCGTTGGCCGGGACATCGAAGGCCAGCTCGATGCTGGCATTGAAAAGCTCATCGCCGACGGCGCGGCCAAGGCCAAGCAAGGCCCGCCGCCCGACCCGAAGATCGAACTGCTCAAGCAGCAAGCGCAGATCGACGGCGAAACGGCTAAGATGGAAGCCGGACTCAAGCAACAAGAGTCGCAGGCGTCCATGCAGGCCGACCAAGCCAAGGCGCAAGCCGACATTCAGGCCATGGTGCAGAAGGCGCAGGCCGAAATCCAGATCATGCAGGAGAAGGCGGTAGCGGAAATCCAGATCGCCCGAGAAAAGGCGCAGATGGACGCACAGGTGAAGATGCAGACCGCCGCGCAGGGTGCGGCGTTCAACGCCACCGAACACGCCATGTCCCAGCAACACCAGCAAGAGGCGCACCAGAACGACATGGTGCGTAGCGAGGAAGATGCCGCGCACGAACGGGCGGAGTCGAAGGGTGAACGTAAATCCGAAGGAGAGTAACGATGGCAACGACCAAGAAAACCGGCAAGGGCAAGGGCGGCGGCAAGGGTAAGGGCAAGGGCTGCTGAACATGGCAGTTCGTCGCTTCCGGTACAGCCGTGAACTGGACAAGATGGTTGAGGTGGACGTTGCTTCCTCGGATGTTTTCGGAGGTCACTCCATCCTTGGCGAGATTGATCCGTTCGTGTCGCCGGTGGACGGGACGCTAATCACGTCCCGGTCCCACCTTCGACGTTACATGGACGAGCGTGGCCTCGTTCATTACGAGGAAGCCAAGACGCAGAAGGCCGAGTCCGACCGCTACGCGGTGGAGCGGGAACGGACGGCCCTCCGCGAGCGGCTTTGGGAAGGCGTAAACCGCACCTTTTCGATGGGCAGCAGACCGCGCCGGTGAGGTGATCCATGGACGTTAAGGAACTGCTCGCTTCCCTCCTGTCCGGCGTCAAGGACTACGCCAAGAAAACGGTGTCCTTGGAGCCGCAGGAGCTTACCCCTGCGGAAACCGCTGCCGAGATTGCCACCGGATTTACGCCGGTGGCAGGAACCGTGCAGAGCGCGCGGGACGTGGTCCGTGCCGCAAAGGAAGGGGACGTGCCGGGCATGGGGCTAAGCGCCCTCGGTCTGATTCCCTTCGTCGGCGGCATCACCAAGTCCGCCAAGGCCGGGAAGCTCGCCAACCTCCTGCACGATTGGAAGTGGCGACCGCAGAAGGACGTGGCCTCGGAGCTGAATCTAAGCGAGGTTCCCGACTACATCCAGAAGGGTTACGGCAAGTTCATGCAAGAGCAGGCCGGGCGCGCTGCGGCGGGCGACATGGGGGCCGCGGATCTGGTGAAGGCGTACGGGATTACGCGCTCGTCCGTGGGCCGGGCGGGACGTGAAATCACGGACGATCTGGCGTCCGGCGCGGTTCGCCCCGAAGGCTACATGGCCGAGTG